TTATTTTGTTTTACTCATAGCAGCTAAAGGATTCTCTAATGCTTTTTGTATTTTCTTACTTACTTTTTTCTCTAAGTTCTCTATCTGTGTGTCTACTTTAGTGAGTTTATCGTCCCATCGTTTAGACGTTTGTGTGATTAAATCTCTTATTTCATTCTCTGCGTTTCTCATAGCTGTTCTAGTTTCAAGACTATCTGTACGGGACCTCTTATCTATTGCAGAAATTTGATCTGCTTGTTCTCCAATCTCTCCCTTGATATCTGTACGAATATCTCTAGCAGTTTCTTGTGCATCTTGTACTAACTCTTTCAAGGCACTTATATCAGTACCAACAGATTTTAATTTCTCCTGAAGCTGTGTATCAAACACTTCTAATCTTTTATCAAATCCAGAGAGGTCTGGAGCAACATAGGAAGATATCTTTGCTTCCATATCTTCGTATCTTTTGAATAATTCAAAACCACCCCATAGTCCTCCGCCAATAGTCCCAAGCAGAGATATGATAACGAATAGTTTTCCACCCTTTGCCGAAATGCCTCCATAGCTAACTTCCATTTTATCTCCTATTCGTATTGTGCATCTGTCATGGCATCCATCATTTGATCCGACCCTAGATTAAATATTCCACCTAACGGATCATTGTATGTTGGTGATTCATAACCAACAGTCGTATCATAAAATGCAACGTCAGGTATTTCTTGTCGTTGATAAGAACGAAATCCTTGATTACCAAGCATCCCCATCAATGCTAATTTTGTTCCATCTGTATCACCACCAGCCATATCAACTGCTTGCAATACTCTATTCACTATTGCCTGTACTGCTTTTGCTTTGGCAACTTTAGTTTCTTTTGAATCTTCTTTTTCTTCGGATTCTGATTCAGCTGATTGTTCTTCTTCCATAGCTGATTCTACTTCAGCAACTGCTTCTGCAACTTCTGCTACTTGTTCTGGTTGACTATCACTTGATGCCATTCCAGTATTGATTGTTATTTTCTCTATCGTACCAGCAACAGTAGGAACAGCTAATGTTACTGCTGTTGGTGTTACAGTCACTCCAACACTAATACTCTCTATCCCACTTGGTGTTGAAATATCTATCTCCATTGATGCTGTATCAATAGCAGACAAACCTGTATCTGTAAGAATATCATCAACAGCTGATGCTACTAAGTCTAAAACAGTATCTTCTACTTGATTGATGATTTCATATGTAGAAGTCAATCCAATAGAATTTGTTTGAGGTCCGTTATATCCACCAGTTAAACTAGTACCCTCAAGAATCAATCCAAATGTTGCAAGAGAATAAGCTAGTGTATTCTCTGGAACAACCAATTGACTAGTTATCGTTTCATAATTTTGTCCTGCACTTGTTGTATAATTCTGTGTATCAGAATAAGTAGTCGTTCCATCCGTTACTTTAATCTGTATGGAAAATGCATCACCACCCACATAATTTCTATCTCTCAATCCAACAGAACTATCCATAGTAAATCCTTGAAGCATTTGATCTTCAGTCATAAATGTACTAATGTCATTAGTGATATTCCATTCACCACCATGACTATCCCAATAAACAATATCATCATCAGAACCACCATCAGAGTAGATGTCTGAACGTGGGTCATAGGTACAATTGCTACCATTTTCACAAACGTGTGTTGCTCCTGCATCCTTCTCTGTTACATCAGCAGTTGTTTCTGTTTCTGCAAATGCATTAGTACAAAATAATAGGGCAACCAGAACTCCACCTAGGTAGCGATTTCGTAACCATCGGTTCTCGGTAGAGTTCTGGTCTGTGCTGGATGGACTAAGGCGCCTCACCAGCTGTTTAATAATCTTCATTTTAGTTTCTCTACGTCTGCTTGGTCTATTACATCAAACTTAGTCATACCAGATGCCTCTGCGTTCTTCCACATCTTCTCTGCCATATCTGGATCACTAGACCTTATTAACTTTGAATTTGTTATCTTGAAATCATGTATCAATATCTCATTATGATTAAATTGTTCTATATCAGAATATTTAATATCATTATTAATTGCTTTAATAAAAGTACTATTGATTATCTTCTTAGCTTCTTTATGATAGAACTTAATAAACTCTCTTTTAGTCTTACCATCTTTATCATGTATCCAATTACCTACATCATACTTAAACATTGAACCACGTCCCTTCGATGGTATATCAAAATGTTTTATTAACTTTGGATGTATCTTTTGACCAAATTGAAATATTCTAGCATTAAGTCTTGCTGATACATTACCATTAGGTGATAACCATCTGATACCATTTCTATCTGTCCTAGTATTCACATCATTCTGAAATTCAACAGAACTCTTACCATCTAGTGTAGTTAATATTTCACCATGATTGAGTAGTCCTTTAGCAACGCCCCTTGAACCTTTAGTAAAACCAGCAACATCTACACGTTTACCTTGTAATTTTGCAAGTTTTTGTAGTCCCTTGATAGTGGTAACATGATATACACCTTGCACATCAACTTCAAATTCTTTAAGAATAGAAGGAGATAATGGTAAAAAACCATCAGCCATGAACTGCCATTCTTTATTATGTTTTCTTACATTAACAAACTCTAAAAATGTTTGCATTTGTTTAATAATCTTCATCCCAATTAGGCTCCTCATCAGTATGATATGTATCTAACTCTGCAACTTTCTCTTTGTTCTCTCGTTTCTCTCTCCACTCTTGATAGTCAGGTCTGCGATATGGTTCTTTGTCCCATATTACTCTTGCAGCCTGTCCAATCTTTCCGTCTATCGGACAAGGAGTACCAGCCATTTCCATAGCTTGAAAAACTCTGGTATCTTGACATAACAAACTAACTGAAGCAACTTTCATACCCATACCGTAAAGAGAACGTGCGAGTTTCAATCGTTCACAATTCTTATCTTCAATCGTCTTACCCATAGAAAGACCAAACCATGCTGTCTGAGCTGCACCACTTATTCCTGTCCTACATACATCATTATTATTTATAATTACACTTGGTGATACAGCAGTACTAGGTGTTCGGTCAACTGTAGTTGTTCCCGTAACTGTTGAACTACTTACTGTATTGCTGTCTGCTCCGTGTGCTGTGTGTGATAATATACTGACCATCAAAAACATAACAAGTGAAATAATAAATTTCACTTTTTTTACTCCTTATAGTTAAGTGTCCCTCTCTTTTGGATAATTCTTTTCTCTGTGATAATGTAATCCATCTTAATATCAAATTCGTTCAGTTTCAATTTCCAACCAAACCCCAACACTTGAAAATCATATGCTACACCAATAATACAAGTTGTCTTGGGTAGCTGGTCAAGAAATCTATCATAGTATCCCGAACCCCTACCATACCTTGCACGTTTTTCATCAAAGACTACTCCTGGGACAATGACTAAATCAACATCCAACACATTATCTTTTGGTTCTGGAGTTGGATAATATATCTCTTTATCAGAATGAATCTCAGCATCGTGTATTAAGTTTTTTGTAGAAACTTCGTTTTCTTTACTCTTGTAAATATTTATATTTCCAGCAGACTTCCATTCATGCTGTTCTAATACTGTTTTTTGTATTCTATCGGAAAGAGCCGAACATTCAAGAGGACACATTCGTTTCCTCCGATAGAGTATCATATTTCTCAATAATACTTTGAGTGCAAACATTATCTTTTTTCTGGTCTTTCTAATAAAGTAATATCAACATTAATAATTTTGCCTGCTCTCAATACATCCAGATTGATTGTAGTACCCGGAAGCTTTCGAGCAATAACTGAAGCAAATGTAGTATGTTTAACTATTTCACCATCTAACTCTCTAATGATATCACCTTTAATCAATTTATCTTTTGCAGCTCCATCATCTGTTACTTTCATAACAATAACATTCTCACCAAACTCTAAATTATTACTTTTGGTTTCAGTACGATCAAGTAAACGATAATGAATACCCATGTAACTCCATCGTATCTTCGTACCATCTGCAAGTCGTATCAATATATCTTGTGCATATTGTCCATCAATAGCAAAACCAAGTCCAATACTTCCACCGGGTTCTTGGTTACTAGCCGATGGTGATAATATTAAAGTATTAATGCCAATAACTTTTCCTTCTGCATCAAACAACGGCCCACCAGAGTTGCCACGATTCATCGCTGCATCTGTTTGGACATATGGAACAAAAGGAGGAGCAGCATTAAGAATAGTCCTATCAACAGCAGAAATAATACCGAAAGACACACTAAAGTCCAATCCAATAGGCGACCCAATAATAATTGCATGGCCACCCAACTTCGGCTTATCACCCCATTGGATTGTTGGAAACTTTTCGTTATCTTCGTTGATGATTTTAAGTATAGCAATGTCGGATATGGAATCATAATTATATATTGTTGCTTCATATTGTGAATAATTACTAAACCCTATTCTAATAATACTTGGTTTATCAATTGCATTTCTTATCACATGCCAATTGGTAACTACAAACCCATCTTCCTGAAACACAAAACCACTACCAGCAGAAAACTGATTTGGTTGTGGTTTAATTGATTCACCGGGTCTTACAAAACGTGTTGGTGAATTGTTAGTAGATTGTTTAAGTTCAACCGCAACAGTTACAACTGACGGCATTACTTTTTCTATAACAGTATTCGGTGTCTGAATACCATATCCAGCATTATGCTCTATTACTTTGGTTGCAGCTGCACTTCCAACTGTGCCTAATGCTGAAAGTGCTGTAACGCCACCACAACCAACTGATAAAAACCAAATGCTACCAATAACTATTAAATTTTTAATGACTTTTTGTAACATCTCTTTCTCCAGCAGAGGGTGAAAACAAAAGTCAAGGAGTATGTAAATCTATATCATTTCCACCAAGAATACAGCTTTTATCTTGTTTCTTGTAAACAAACACAATTGCCCATTGACTTGTTTGTGAATTAATCCACATCTCAGTTGATGCTAAATGTTTATGCTTTTCATCGTGGACTAATCCTGACGCAGCTAATTGCATTTTATAAGACTTCACAACCATATTCTTAATGAACTCTTTTTTATTACAATACAATAAAACTTCATCTATATTTTTCAACTGTACATTACCGCTTATAGCTGTACTACTTCTTAACGTCATAATAACTATTAAACTCAAGCACAACATTATTTTTTTCATCAATCTCGCACCTTAATATCAGCACCCGGAACATTTTTATTCATATTATGCAACAAATCATTAAAATCTCTAGGTACTTTTTTTAATCCTAATGAAACAGGATCACATAGTTGAGTATTACCAATAAGACGAACAATACTTCCCTTGTGTTTACACTTAGGACATGGTTCTTCTAATGGTTTATTAATATTAGCTATGGTTTCAAACTGCTCAAAACCATGCGTACATTCACTACATTCAAATACATAATTTGGCATTACACACTTACTCCTAAAGGTATTTCAAATTTTGATAATCTATTTTTCCACTTCCAAAATGATTCTCCATGATCTGAACGATACAAATGCATCCATTGCCATTGATGAACCATCTCATGTGCTAACACAAAAAGAAATTCATTCTTATTAATAAACCTGTCTGCAATAGAAAGAATAGCATATATCTTTCCATCATATTCCTCAAATGGAATATGTTCTGCATGACAGCCTTGCTTTCGTTTTATTTCTATTTCATGGAATGGATATATTTCATTCTTAAATACTTCTTTGTTTAATATATTGAACCAACGTGTAATAAGATGTTTAGTTGGGAAAAAGGTTTTTATTTTTTTGTTTTCTTTATATGCTCTGCCCAAATTTGTTTCATAACTTCTCACCTCTTGAATAACAGGATTTTCTTTTGAAACGTACATCAATCCTCCTTACTTGTATCTATTAGGCCTACCTCCATTAGAGCGTTTTGCATAAACGGTAGCACCTGATTCATTTCTATTAGTTGCAGAAATATCTGCTTTGAAATCTCTGCTAACCTCATACTCACAAGACAATATTGTACCAAAAAAATTACCTACATACTTTCCTCCATCCCAATTTAATTTAAAATGATGATCGTCCTCATCAACCAAATCAACTTTAATATGTTTTTCTTTGAAAGCTTCAACTACCATTGCTTCGTTATCATATAATTTCTTTCTGCCAGACTTTACACTAACAGTAGTCTTTAAACTTTCACCATCTGTTGTAACACCTATGGACATTGTTATGCTCCTTTTTCTTTATACAAATCTGGAAATACTTCCAATACTAATTTTGATGTTAGACCTTTTACTTTAAGTTTCTTCTTCAACATTTCCATATAAACAAAAGATTCTGATGGATGCATACTCTCTAATATTTGAATCAAAATCTGTTTCAATCGTTCAGGCTTTACTCCTTTTGCAGCTGGATGTCCTGTCACAAAAATAGAACACCTTGGTATTTCACGATAAAGATTATTCTCATTTAAACCAATCGGTGCATCGTTTGGTGTAAAGTCTGGTTGTTCTGTTATTGCCCACTTTACATTTGGGTCATATGCACCTCTCAAAATATGTTGAAGTATTGGAACATTTTTATACTGTTCTAATATTTCTTTTTTTTCTTTTTTAGTCTTTACTGCTTCGATCTTATTAAAAATCTCGGGTATCGTTTCTGTAAATCCATCTTGTACCATTAGAAATCTCCTATAGTTTCAATTAACATTTTCAATCTGTTCTTCACAAAATAATTTAGTAATCCACTTCTACTTGGAACTATTTGTGTATTGTACTGTTCCAAAATATCAAGTGTCATTGGAGGAGGAATAAACTCAAAATCTATTAGCTCTTGGTTTCTATCCCAACCATGTACCATACCATTATCACAAAAATCTTCACGGTCTTGTTGTAACCAGACAGCAACTTTCTTCTTTGAAATTGGTTTTTGTCGTACACCCTCAACAATACAATCATCAGCTGATAAGATATTTGGAATACCATCTCCCTTATCACCACGAATAATATGCTCTTTCAAATAAGTCGCTGCATTAATTCCCTTCAACATCTTTCCACGCATAGGGGAATATTGTCTTATCTTCTTATATTTATACAACTGGTTAAAGTCTTTATCACTAGAAATGATTAAAGATGGCTCTTTTAGACAATCATTCGCATGTTTAGCTAATACAGCTATCACATCATCGCCTTCTGCGTGTGGGACTTGTATCACTTTGTATGGAAAATGTGTCTTTAGTTCTCCTACAATCCGAGATATTGTGTCAAATAATGCCGACCAATCCATACCTTGTTCTTTGTTCTGCTTCTCTCTTTGGACTTTTCTATGAGCCTTATAATATGGAAAAGCTATCTTCCTCCAACTAGAAAGATGATCTGTACATATAACCATCTCACCATACTTGGCTTTATGTTTAGTCCTATATGAGCGAATGCTATTCAACACCAAATGGCGAATAAAGTCCTCAGAAAATCTTTCCTCATCTGGAACTTTAGATGCCACCATAATACTACCAATAATTATATTACTGAAATCAAGTAAAATCATATTACCCCATTATCTTGATATTCCAATACTTCTATATTAGTAATAGAATCCATGCGAAATGAACGCCACTCACCTTTATTTATATCAAATACAGGTAAGACTTCTTCGTTCTCTTTACGATTGTTTGAATCTGTTGGAGGAATAATATGTTCTTGTAACGAACAATCCATTACTCGCTCCTCACCATTTACTTTCGTAAATGTAATCCTCATAGCTTTCATTTGTAAATTCTTAATCAATGTATCTCTTTTCAT